CGTACTGCAGGGTTCTCCCGTCCTGATGAGGCACTCAAGGCTAACGCCATACAAGCTAGGCAGATAGCCAAGCAACAAGAGTGTGCCGTATTCTATATGTCTCAGCTATCGGCAGAGGCAGAAGGTAAGGTTGTACTCAACCAAGCCATGATGGAAGGTAGTCGGACAGGTAAGGCGGCAGAAGCTGACCTGATGTTCATGATCTCTAAGAACCCTACCGTTGAGGGACAAGAAGAAGAAGACCTTCAGCGTCACATCAACGTGGTCAAGAACAAACTGTCTGGCTGGCACGGCATTGTGCATACAGACCTTGAGTACAAGACTGCGAGGTACGTAGCATGATACCTCTGATAGACTTGATCCTTATGGGAATGGCAGTGATAGCTGGCTACATTATATGGGAGCAACAACAGATGCTCAAGAACCTAGCGGTGTATCAGAAGGGACTGCTTGAGGTTATGGCAAAGCACAACTCTTTGTCTGATGCCTTCATTGAATTATCAATGGAGCTAGAATATGAAGAGGAGACAACAACATGATAACGCAAGAAGATATAAAACACTGCCTAATGTGTAGTGTAGTACTTACAAAAGATAACACACACAAAACTATGATGGAAAAAAGACACTATAGGTGCGTTGATTGTCACAAAAAAGTTCAAAATGTTTATAATGCAAAATATAATTCTTTCAGTAATCCTTTGTCTATGTATGTCAATGGTAAATATGTATCCAGAAAACATCCATTGTATAAACCGGGGAAGTACAAATCCTTTGGTGATCTAGCCTTTGGTTCGTTAAAAAACTACTCTAAAATAAAAGAAGGGTATGTGTACGCTATTGTAAATGCCGCATGGCCTGAGTGGGTCAAGATAGGTAAGGCACTTGATGCAGAAGACAGGCTCAGTGGCTATCAAACAAGCTCACCTATGCGAGACTACAAGCTGGTGTACTCAGTACACTTTGAGGATCGTAACGTAGCGGAACGTAAGGCACACACACTGGCGGCGTTCAAAACTATGCACCCTTGGAACAAGCATGACAATGGTGAGTGGTTTAAGCTGACAGAGATAGAGGCAATAGAAATACTAAAGGAGACTACAGATGATTGATGCAACACTAATAGACTACATGGGTACTGACCTGTCGGTAGTTAATGCAGCCCGTGTATCCTTTGGTAAGAAGAGTGAGTCGTTGGGTAGTGTAACCGCCAATGGAGTTACCCGTCAGGTACTACATGATAGTGACACCAAGCTAATCAACTACCTAGCCAAGCATAAACATACCTCACCCTTTGGTCATTGCTTTGCATCCTTCCACATCAAGGCACCTGTGTTTGTGGCACGACAGTTGGTTAAACATAAGTTCCTACGTTGGAATGAGATAAGCCGTAGGTATGTAGACACTAAGCCTGAGTTCTATGTTCCTGATGTGTGGCGTGGTAAGGCAGAAGATAAGAAGCAAGGTAGCGATGGTGTTATAGAGGAAGCAACGCACATCCTATACAGCAATAATGAGTTCTATGGTTGTATAGATGAGACAGACCCATACTATCAATGTCTTAATTCCTATGAGGGTTTATTGAGACTAGGCGTGTGTCCTGAACAGGCACGTATGGTACTACCACAGTCTATGATGACTGAATGGTACTGGTCAGGTAGCCTTGACGCCTTTGCAGATATGTGCAATCTTAGATGTACAGGGGATACACAATTAGAAACTAGGCTAGTAGCAAATCAAATCTGTGACAGTATGAAGGAACTGTTTCCTGTATCGTGGTTTGCATTGAGATTGGAGAAATAAAATGTGGGCAGTAATGTTTGAGATTGATACAGGTGAATTTGTATACGACACAGGTAAGGATTCCTTTACACCAGATGATCCAACCGTATGGTTTAACACTAAAGAAGATGCACAGAAACGTGCAGACAAATGGAACACAGGTATAGTAGTACCGTACATCAGACCAATGACGGAAGATGAACGGAAAAGATCAGTACAAAGAAGGGGGTACATTTAAATGACAACAGCAACATCAACAGCAGAGATACGTTTGTACAACGCAATGGTAAACAACTCGCTAACTATAGACGAAGCCATAATTGCAATGGAACAATTCAGAGATCACTTAAATGTAGATAACTTGATAATACAAAATGAAGGGGTTGACAATCGTGCCAAGATATACGATAACGACTTCACAGTATTAGATGAATGGGACACATGGACAGACTAAGGGGAGCGACACCAACATGAAACACTTAACCCTAGACGTAGAGAACACAGTGGTCAAACGCAATGGCAAGATGCACCTTGATCCGTTTGAGCCAGAGAATACATTGGTTATGGTAGGCATGCTAGATGATCTTGGAAACGAAGATATTATAACTTTCGATCACTCAGAGCAACAACCTACCACAGAGGGGCGGCGTATAGTGCAAGATGCATTAGACGCTACCTCTCTACTTATTGCACACAACGCACCGCATGATTTGCTATGGCTATGGGAGTCAGGGTTTGTATATGACGGTGAGGTATTCGATACCATGTTGGGTGAGTACGTTCTGCAGCGTGGACAGAAGCAACCGCTATCACTTGAAGCGTGTGCAGAACGTTATGAATTGGACACTAAGAAGCAAGACACATTGAAGGAGTACTTTAAGGATGGATATTCCACACGTGATATACCTCATGCTGAACTATCGGAGTATCTATCACATGATCTCCACGCTACTCAGCAATTGTATAATGTTTTGCAGACATCATACGAGGGATGCAGTTCCTTAGTACCAACGATACAGTTGACTAATCAGTTGTGTATACACCTTGCCCGTATCTATCAGCGTGGGTTCAAGGTTGATATGAACGCACTGATGGAAGTTCGTACTGAGTTTGAGCATGAGCGTAATGCACTAAGCATGGCACTTGAGGAACAGGCGGCTGACCTAATGGGTGACAGACCAATCAACCTCAACAGCCCAGAGCAATTGTCTTGGGTTATCTACAGTCGCAAGCCACAGGATAAGAAGATGTGGGCAGACTTGTTTGACGAACGTATGCCTGACCCAGAGTACAAGCGTACCGTCAGTCAGTACAGCGACAAGTTGTACAAGCAGAAGGCACACCAATGCCGTACATGTAATGGCACTGGACAAACATGGAAACAAAAAAAGGATGGGACTCAATATGCTAGATCAAATAAATGTAATAATTGCAGCGGCGTGGGATATAATTTTTGTGATAACCTTAGTAGCGTTGCTGGCTTAAAATTCGTACCACCTAATTCTAAGTGGATCAGTGCCAATGGTTTTGGCACAGGCAAAGACAACCTTGTATTCCTTGAGGGCATTGCACGTTCCAAGGGTATGCGTGACGCTGAGTTATTCCTACAGAATGTACGTAGGTTGTCTGCAGTAGAGACATATCTCAGCAGCTTCGTAGAGGGCATTGCGACACACGTAAAGCCTGACGGCATGCTTCATGTACGTCTACTACAGCACCGCACTGGGACAGGCCGTTTGTCTGGCGCTGATCCTAACATGCAGAACATGCCACGTGGCGGTACGTGTCCTGTCAAGAAGGTATTCATCTCACGATGGAAGGGTGGGAAAATCATGGAAGCTGACTTTGCACAGCTTGAGTTCCGTGTCGCTGCCTTCCTGTCTCAGGACATGACTGCCATTGACGAGGTGACTACAGGCTTTGATGTACACAGCTACACTGCACAGGTTATATCAGATGCAGGTCAGCCTATATCACGGCAAGATGCCAAGGCACACACCTTCGCTCCGTTGTATGGGGCTAGTGGGTTTGGTCGTAGTCCTGCAGAAGCGGCGTACTATCAACAGTTTACGACAAAGTATTCCGGTGTAGCTGAGTGGCACAAGGCACTAGCCAAAGAGGCACTCAACACTGGCAAGATAACTACACCATCTGGGCGTGAGTTTTCATTCCCTGATGTAGTAAGGCGAAGGTTCGGGGGTGTGACATATTTCACACAAATCAAAAATTATCCTGTCCAATCGTTTGCAACGGCTGACATTGTACCCATATCTCTGATATACATAGATAAGCTACTAACAGCAAACAAGTTACGCAGTTGCGTAGTCAACACGGTGCATGACTCAATAGTAATTGATGTGCATCCCAACGAAGAGGAGAAAGTACTACGAGTAATACAAGCAGCTAACGACAAGCTGATACCAATCGTCAATCGCAAGTGGGGAATAGACTTCAACATACCTCTATTATTAGAGGCGAAGATAGGCCCGAATTGGCTTGACACAAAAGATGTAGCGTGATATAACTATCACTCACCTGATCAACAACAAGGAGACTTAAATATGAATCAAGTTACAACAATAGACACAAACAACTTCGCAGCAATGGCTCAAGCAATGGGCATGAACGCAGAGGCTTCAAAGAATACCAGTAAGGCAAGCACACTTGCACGTTTACGTATTCATCACACACCACTCATGGGCCAGCAAGAGGTCAAGGGTAAGATGAAGAACGTAGAAGTTATTGCAGGTGGTGCATACAAACTGGAGATACCTGACGGCCCTACGTACTACGCAGAGGGTGCAACTATACGTCCGTTCCTACAACGGTTCATGTATAAGAAGTTCATCAAGGGTAACGACAATACACCTAACCGTTTCCTCAAGACTGTTATGGCTAATGACCTTAACAATGACATGAAGGATAACGAGGGTGGCTTCAACTGTGGTAAGCCAGCAGGATTCATCAAAGATTGGGCAGCACTGCCTGACCACATGAAGGAACTAATCAAGTCTATCAAGCGTGTTCGTGCATTGTTTGGTACAGTAGAGTTGATCAATCCTACAGATGAGAATGGTAATGCAGTTGACGTAGACACTACCGCATTTATCTGGGAGATTGATAACCGTGACGCCTTCAAGACAATGGGTGATCAGTTTACCAAGTTGTCTAAGATGCAACGCCTACCACCACAGCACAACATCTCTTGTACTACAAAGGAAGTACCCTTGCCAAATGGCAGTAGCTTCTACGTACCAGAGACAGAGTTGAACCTTGGTACTACGTTGGAGATGGACAACGATGCACAAGAAGTCTTTGCTAATTTCATGGCATGGATTGCGAACTACAATACCTACATACTTAACACATGGGATGAGAACATGAATAGGCATGAGGACGTAGACACAGACACAGTAGAAGAGTTTGTGGACATCAATGAAGAGGACTTCGTGTAATGGACATGCCCCCATCAGGTATTGTCTATGACATGTCAAACGAGGAGTATCACAAACAGGTAGGGTACTCTTCGTCTGCCATTAAAACGGTGTGCAAGCAATCGCTTGCGCACTACATGGCACAGAAACCATTAGGTGATAGCCCTGCGTTTGCGCTTGGCTCTGCCGTACATGCCACACTACTTGAGCCAGAGCGTGACCTAGTTACCAAAGGCCCAAAGACAAGGGCATCCAAACTGTTTAAAGATTTGTACAACAACAGGGAAGATGATCAAGTAGTTCTTACAGAGGTTGAGTACTACGTACATCACAAGATGTGTCAGTCAGCCTTGAAAAACGATACGTGTAACAAGATACTAACGGACAGCCGTAGGGTTACAGAGAGTAGTATCTTTGTAACAGATAAGGTTACGGGGTTGAACTTGAAGACAAGACCAGACTTGTACATACCAGAAACAGGTCAGCTATTTGACATCAAGACTACCATTGATGCATCACCGACAGGTTTTGCAGAGCAGGTTGGTAAGTATGCATACCACATACAAGCTGCCTTCTATGTACTGACATGTAAGAAGGCTGGCCTAAAAGCAAAGGAGTTTAACTTCATAGCTGTAGAAAAGACTGCCCCTTATATAACTCACTTACACAAGGTAAGCCCTGAGTTATTGAAGGAAGCTACAGAGAAGGTAGAAGAAACTCTTGCACACATTGCGGAAGCAAACAAAAGCGGTGTGTTCGATACGGGTTGGGGTGACTACTCAACTCTTAAAGTAGGAGACTTTTAGTACTATGAATGGCAAGCAATTCTCTGCCGCCATGAAGCATGGGTATAGGAGTGGGCTAGAGGTCAGAACCAGCGAGTATCTTGTTGAACACAATATAAAGTTCAGGTACGAGCAAGTTAAGATTGAATGGGAAGACCTCATGTACCGTACCTATACCCCTGACTTTGTGTTAGGGAACGGTATAATAATTGAGACAAAGGGATTGTTTAGTGCAGATGACAGGCGTAAACATTTAGCCGTCAAGGCGCAGCATCCCAAGCTAGACATACGATTTGTATTTACAAGCAGTAGAAGAAAATTAAGTAAGGGAGCTAAGACTACCTATGGACAATGGTGTACTAAGTATGGTATACCTTTTTACGACAGGATCATTCCAGAAGAATGGTTAAAAGAAAAGGGTAAGGATATGCATACTACATTGATACACTGCCCCTATAGAAAAGTAAAAAGGAAATAACGCACATGAAAAAAGATAACAACGTGTTTATAAGTTTTGATGCCAACGATTACCTTGTGCGGTTGACACCCTTCATAGACAAGAAAGGTAACTGGACAGGAGAGATACTAGTAGGCACTGTAACTACAGATGAGAACAACCTGTCAGATGAAGATCACTTTAACCTAATGACTATAACAAAGATGGTATGTGCAGCAGTACCTGCGATGGAAGAAGATGAGTACGTCCGTGATACACTGAATGAGATAGTAGAGAAGAGTGAAGAAGAAGAAGAAAACGAGTTGCCAAAAGCTACGATAGCTAGTATAGAAGAGAACGTCATCAACGTTAACTTTAAACAATAGGGAGTATGATAATGAATGTAACAAAATTTTCAGAGGCAGCTAGTATACTAGACAATGATACTAGTGATGATGATATGGTAAACTCACCTTCCCACTACAACTTTGCGGGAGTAGAATGTATTGATGCCATTCGTGCAGCTACCGGAGAGGAAGGGTTCTCTTACTATCTGCAGGGTAACATTATGAAATACCTGTGGCGGTACAAGTACAAGAATGGTTTGGAAGATTTGAAGAAAGCAGAGTGGTATCTCAACGTACTAATTGAGGATCAAGATGATAGTTAAAGTATTCCTAGCACTTGATATAGACGAGAGTGAGTATCAAATGCCAGCAGACAATTTTATCAATGATGAAATTAGAAACGCTCTTCAAGAATTTATCTACGATGTAGATGGTATGACGATTAAATCAATTAAAACAATAACGGAGTAGATACACATGAACAATTACTTACCAACAGATTACCAAGCCTTCATACATACATCACGGTATGCAAGGTGGCTTGACAGTGAAGGACGTAGAGAGACATGGCCTGAGACAGTAGCACGATACATGGATAATGTAGTACGTAAATCCTTTAAGCTACCGTTAGCTAAGTTTTCTAAGATAGAAGAGGCTATACTATCTCTGGATGTTATGCCATCTATGAGGGCCATGATGTCGGCTGGGCCAGCACTAGACAGGGACAACACTGCAGGGTTCAACTGTAGCTACCTACCAGTAGATGATCCTAAGTCATTCGATGAGGCCATGTACATACTGCTATGCGGTACAGGTGTAGGCTTCAGCGTGGAGCGTCAGTCCGTACAGAAGTTACCAGAAGTACCAGAGCTATACGTAAGCGAGACAACTGTAGTAGTTAAGGACAGCAAAGAAGGTTGGGCTAAGGCACTACGTCAAGTGCTTGCACTACTATGGGCAGGTGAGATACCTAAGTGGGATGTAAGTCAAGTACGTCCTGCAGGTGCTAGGCTCAAGACATTTGGTGGTAGAGCCAGTGGCCCTGCACCCTTAGTAGAACTGTTTCACTTCGCTGTAGGTACATTCAAGACGGCACAAGGACGTAAGCTATCCAGCATGGAGTGTCACGATCTCATGTGCTTCATTGGTCAGATCGTAGTTGTCGGTGGTGTACGCCGTAGTGCTATGATTTCATTGAGTAATTTATCTGATGATCGTATGCGTCATGCTAAGTCAGGTCAGTGGTGGGAGACTGCAGCACATCGTGCGCTATCTAACAACTCAGTCTGTTATACAGAGAAGCCTGACATGGAGACATTCATGCGTGAGTGGTTGTCACTAGTAGAGAGTAAGTCAGGGGAACGTGGTATCTTCAACCGTGAGGCATCTAAGAAGCAAGCAGCTAAGAATGGTAGGCGTGATCCTAACTATGACTTCGGCACTAACCCGTGCAGTGAGATCATACTTCGCCCATATCAATTCTGTAATTTAACTGAAGTAGTTGTACGAGCAACTGATGATCTTGAGTCTCTATCAGAGAAGGTACGCATGGCTACCATCCTTGGTACAATACAGTCTAGCCTTACTAAGTTTCCTTACCTACGTAAGATATGGCAGAAGAACACAGACGAAGAACGTCTACTTGGTGTGTCACTAACTGGGCTGATGGACAATCCATTGATGACGTTTAAGAACAAGGGTCTGTCGGAAACGCTGGAGCATCTTAAACAGGTAGCAATACAAACAAACGTAGAGTGGGCTGGTGTACTGGGCATACCTGTATCGGCAGCTATTAGCTGTGTTAAGCCATCAGGAACCGTATCACAACTGGTAGACAGTGCCTCTGGCATACATGCAAGACACAGCAACTACTACATTAGAACGGTACGTGGTGATAACAAAGATGGTCTGACACAGTTTATGAAAGACCAAGGTGTGCCACATGAGGCATGTGTTATGAAGCCAGATACTACTACAGTGTTTAGCTTTCCTATTAAGTCACCTAAGAACTCTGTTACACGTAACGACATGACCGCCATTGAGCAATTAGAAATGTGGCTGGCATATCAGCGGCACTGGTGCGAACACAAACCAAGTATTACCTGCACAGTTTTGGATAGTGAATGGATGGCAGTGGGTGCATTTGTATACGAACACTTTGATGAGATGTCAGGTGTGTCATTCTTGCCACACTCAGACCATAGTTATCAGCAAGCACCCTATCAAGAGGTAGACAAGGATGCCTATGCTGTGTTACTAAAGAGTATGCCTAAGAAGATTGATTGGGCTGGGTTGTCAGACCATGAGAAAGACGATAACACTAATGCAATGCAGACGTTAGCATGTAGTGGTGATTCATGTGAGATGGTTGACATCTCTTAACTTAAAGGAGTATATAGTATGGTAAAAGTAACGTTAGACGATGTAGAGTATGAGTCAGATGACTTCACGGATTTGCAGAAGAACATTCTGGCAGAGATTAATTACAATGGTAATGTGCAGACACAGTTAAGATACCAACTGCAAAGCATAAAGACTTCAGGAGATATGTTAATAGCTAAACTAAAAGAAGACTTAACAACTGAAACAGAATCGGAGTAACACACATGGCGGCATACAGAAAACCATTCTCTAGTAATCTATACGGCAAGTACGATGGCATTGCAAAAGATACATTGACTAGCCACTTAGAGAGCGAGGGACATACCCTTGTGAATAATGAAGAGTCCTACGCAGCAGACTTAGTTACACAGAAGGATGGAGAAACATACTTCAATGAGGCTGAAGTAAAAACTGCATGGAAAAGTAATTGGCCTAGTCATTGGACGGAGATACGTATACCAGAACGTAAGAAGAAGTTACTGAGTAAGCATACAGACAATCTAAAGTTCTACGTCTTTCGTGATGACATGAAACAGGCGTGGTGTATAGATAGTACACAGCTTACAGATGATAAGTTAAAAGAAGCAAACGGCAGAAACATATTAAAGGGTGAACAGTTCTATCATATACCCTATGTAGAAGCAGAGTTAATCAACGTAGCATAAGGAGATCATCCTATGATAAAGAAGAGTAGAGCATCACGTGGCTTGGGGAAATACGATGCACCCCTAAGAGTACAGCACAGCATGGGTTATGATGGGTTCCGATACAATCGTCCCGTCAACCCTTTCCATGAGGATACGATGCAGTATCGTGAGTGGAGTAGGGGCTACAACAAAGCCTACTATGATAACTTGAAACGAGTAAAAGACAATGAAGCTAGAGCAAGAAGTAGAACAGTTCCTCAAGGAGAAATACAACATGTCTGATTTCAATGCGTATCAACGCAGTGCATCTAAGACTGCCATCTATCCTGACGAACACCGTATCCTGTACCCTGCACTGGGGTTAGCAGGTGAGGCAGGTGAGGTAGCTAACAAAGTAAAGAAGTTAATGAGGGATGGCCTAGAAAATATGCCAGAGAATTGGAGAGAGGACATTGCTAGTGAGATAGGAGATGTACTATGGTACTGTGCTGCACTGGCAACAGATCTTAACTTATCTCTTGGTACTATAGCAGGTCGCAATCAAGCCAAGCTACATAAGAGGATGAACGAAAATAAAATAGGGGGAAGTGGAGATGATAGGTAGTTAGATTGGGGGGCTTAGTTGCCCCTCTTTTTATTTATAGACATTTGAAAATTTTATTAAAGTTTTTATATGGGCTAAATTTGTAAAATCTATTTCCACACTTGGTTTAGTTTCTCTCCATCTTAATTTTGCTTGTGATCTTTTTTCCTTAGGTAGGCTAGAATATCTAGTAATAGCTGCACTTAATGGTGAAACCGATCCCTTTAACCCTTTTTGCCAATAAGGAGCTTGTGTAAACTTTCTGACAGAACTTTTAAATACTTCTTTAGATCTTATTGCAACTTCCCTAGATAACGTATCTCCCTCTTTATAATTTTCTTCTGTCATAAGTTTTTCTTTTAATTTTATACCTGCCTCTTTTGCTAGTTCTATGGCTATAGGAAGTATTTTTCTAATCTCTCTATGTTCCCAAGCTCTAGCTTTACCATCTTCTTTCCTACTCGCTAAATC